TCATCAGCAGCGCGACGGCGTGGGCGCTCGTCCTCTTCATCCCGTGCGCGCCTGCGTGGCGGCTCTTCATCCTCCTGCGCGCGCCGACGCGGCTTCTCGTCTTCATCCCCGCCAGCAGTGCCTTCGTACATACGCTTAACTTCGTCATATGTGCGCCAGCGCAGTGTCTTGTCGAGCGGGTTTTCAGCGATGTATTCGAGTACTTTTTCCGGTACATCGGATGGCCGGCGCGCAAGCTGCATTCCGGTATATTTGGTTGTACGACCGTCGCCCTCCCGCTCGAAGCTGATATCGTAACCATTTTCTGGATCATCAATGTAATAGATAACGCCGGTCATTGTGTCTTTGCTGATCTTGGCAATGTCGCGATCGACTGTCCATGGACATGCCCAGATAACCGGACCACGCTTTTCATCCTTACGATTTAAAATCCACATGAGGACGCGGCGAACTGGCTTCAGTGCGTTAGCTTCGTCTTCCTCGCCCGCACGCTCAAGACGCATACGCTGTTCGCACAATGGGCAAGGCTTGTCTTTCATTTTCTGCAAGCACAAGACTGAGCCATTATCGGGACCAACGCCGAAATGCGTCCAGACGTCCATACCGAAATGGTCACCATCTGTGCCATCGGGGTATCGCCATGTCGGTGGCAGAATACGAACCCAGTGATCGCCTTTAACAGTGCGGTACGTCCCAAACTCATCCAGGATGTAACCTTCGAACCCACCGCCACTTTGATTGGCGCGTTCCTGTAGTTTGGATTCGCTACGCTTTACGTATTTGAACCGGCCCGCCATTTTTGCTCCTTTCGACGAAACTGTGTTCCAGCAACCTGCATTCTACTACGCAAATAAGCATAGGTCACAAGCCGCGCTGAAATATACAATATCACAAAATAAACGGGCAACGTAATGATGACGAGTAGCCAGTCACCCATGTTCCTTTTCCCTGATTTTGGCGCGTCGATGCTCATGCAGCTCGCGTCGCCGGTTTGCATAGATGGTATCAGTTGTTAAGTACCCCGAATTTATCAGGTCGGAGGTATTTTTTAGAGACGCGGATTTTGTCTTTGCTCCATCCATTAACCCCTGCCACATTGCATATTCAAACTTCGCTTTCTCTAACTTTTCCATCGCCTTTTGAACGCTGTTTTCAAGCAATACTTCTGACTCAATTTGCTTCTCGGCAGGCTTCTTATCGGCTGATCCTCTTATCTCTGCTGACACCTCAGCCATGACGATTTTCAAATCATTCTCAGCGACATTGCGCGCCAGCAATGCCTCGGCTGTCAATTCCGCCACTTCTTGAACGAACTGTGGCATGCGGATCAATTCGTCATCGAGCCGCATTGGGTCAATCATCAGTTGTGCTTTTAGTTGTTCGAAGCGTTGATCGTTCATTGCTGTTCCGCCCATAGTGTTCGCCCGATAGCTGTAAGGAATGCCACCTTTCGGTCAAACGTGTTGGTGGGATATGTAAGAGCTTCGAGGAATGTCCACGCTCTCCTCGCTTGCTGTTCATTCCCGCCATTTATCATCACTGAAGCAAAATAGCCGGCAACCATCAATTGCGCAGTTTCAAATTCCTGATCCCCAATCGCCATGAGGACTGGTTGTACTTTGCTCCAAGCAACCTTGCCAGATATCATCAGGCGGCAAAGTTCGAGAAGTGGCTCCTCTGCGTCGATTAGATTTATAACTCGTCTGACCTCTTCGCGCGTTTTAGCACCAGCTACTCCCTGTAGTAAGGTCAGTGCTTTCCTTGGCTGGCCGGTTGCTGCCAAGATGATCTCTTTGAATGCCCAATCGGGTATGTCCCAGCCTTCGGTGCTGGCAACTTCTGCAATCAATTCCTCTATCTGGGGATTGGCCAGTGTTTCAAGCTTGACCTTGAACAGCCGCGTTTGAACCGTTTCTGGTATCTTCTGCAATTCAGTAGTGCACAGTGCAATGTAGAGATGCGCTGGTGGCTCCTCGAGCATTTTTAGGATGGCATTGAAGGACGAGCGGCTTAGCATGTGCGCCTCGTCAAGTATTATGAGGCGGTTACCCTTCGTGCTTAATGGTTTGTGCTGACCAAGCTCGACAAGCTCTCGCATTGCATCAACGCCGGTATGTGTAGCAGCATCGAGTTCGACAACCTCGGCATCGATATTCTTGGCGACTATGCGCGCCATTGTTGTCTTACCAACACCCGATGGACCCCAGAATAGGAATGCATGCGGGTGGGTAGACGTGGCCAATGCGCGGGATAGCGAAGCAATGATATCTTGATGACCAATTACCTCTTCCCAGTTCCTTGGTCGGTATTTGACGATCAGTGGTTCATCAACCATAAGCCCTCCAGGGTAACGCGATATGATCCCGCATAGACGGGACTATTCGTACAAACACAGCGCCTTGTTCGTATTGGATGACAGCCAGAAGTTTATTATCGAACCATACGGCAGCGCTATGTGTATTCGTTACCCGCTTGACTACATCATTGAGGGTTTTTGCTACCTCGATAGATTCAACGCCAGCTTCGATACGAACGTTTTCATTGAAGGTATCTGCTGTTCGGCGGTACCAAGCCTGTGGTCGATAAACGCCACTCATCTGTGATACTCACCGACAATCTTGGCGATCTCATCCATTTCGGCCCAGTTATAGCCAATGCTGACTTCGACCATGAGCGGCACGGTGATAAACGGAAAGCGCCGCTTAACGAGAATGCGGGTGATTTCATCGATATACTGTTCCATGTCATCTTCCTTATCCGGAAGTAGGAACGTTATATCGTCATGGACCTGGATGCGTGGTTGCAGGAATGGATCTTTCACACGCTGCGATAGTTCGAACACTTCATTTTGGGAGGCCACGACTATATCAGCCGCCGTACCCTGGATAGGCGTGTTGATGCATTCATTGCCGAACAATACAGCGCGGCGCACTCTGCCGGTCAAGGTCGATGTTGTACCGGTGTCACTATACAGCCGACGCTGACCTTTGATCCAATTGCGCACACCCTTAAACGTTTCCCAGAAGTCCTCCGCCAATTCTTGCATGACAGTAAGTGGAACGCCGGTGTACTCAGCGCAGCTCTTTGGCGATGAACCGAAGAAGGATGCGAACACAAAATCGTTCTTGATGTTGTCGCGCCCAGCTTTCATCAGCGACTTCTCATCCGTCTTGCCGGACTTCGCTATCAGTCTATCCATATACGGCGGATAAAGTTTCAGCAGCCTGTCTCGCCAGTCCGAGTGGATATCGTAGCCAGTGATAATCGCCTCGCACAGGAAGCGATCATTCGATGCCATCGCCATAACCCGCGCCTCGAGCTGGCCATAGTCAATTGAGACAATGATTTGTCCGCGCGGCGCCTTAATCTGCTTTCGCACCTCTCGATGTTTGCGCTTCGGCCAGTTCTGGATATTCATGTTGGTGCCGCTTAAGCGTAATGTGGCGGTATGCATTGTCGTATAGCCGGGATGGATCCTGCCATCCGGCGCGACCTCTTCCCCATTCAAGATTGGCTCGATATAGGTCGAGCAGAGCTTGCTGGCTTCGCGATACTCAACGACAAGCTTGGCCAGAGGATTGACATCGACAAACTTTTCAAGCTGCGCGGTGCTGTCAGCGCCTTTCTTCTCTGTCTTTGGCAGCTCCAACCGCCCATAGCGTGTCAAGCATGTTGAGACATGCTGATTTGATCCGATATTGAACTCTGTCTGTTCATCCGTTTGGAACTGCCGCACCTCGTAAATCTGTTTGGCTTTCTCTTCCGCTGCATCTCGCTTGCTGCTCCATTCATCATGCAAGGCTTTCGACTCGGACAAATTGACTGGGAGCCCTGTCAACTCCATTGCCATGGTGCTTTTGATTGTGCCGATAATCTTTTCGATTTGCCATGGGTCAGCGACACCAGCCAAGCGATGGAACAGCAATGTGGTCGATTCGGCATCCAATCCATTATACGGCAGGATATGATCGAGTGGGTAATCCATAATTCGGCGGGTGTCGATATGCGATATCTGCTTTACGTCAGTGCCCAAGTATGTGCGGCTCAATACTGCTAATGACAGCATTGACTCGCGCTCATGTGCAATCCGCGCCAAAGCCATCGTGTCGTGAAATTCTCTAGGTAGGTTCTCAAGCCCAAAGTAATAGCAGTACCATAGCATTTCGAACGCTGCATTGTGACAGATAACCGGCACTGATGCAACGATGTCTTTGGTAACCCGCAATCCCCAATCATTAGCGGCATGCGGATGTTCGCAGGTATATGCGACCGTCAGCTTGCCATCACTAAACGCTGACGTAAGCATCTTGGCGCTTGGCAGGAACGGCCGCAGCATGTTGGTCTCAATGTCCCAGCCAATCGGTCGTCCCATGCGCGCAACGATATCCCGCACCTCCTGCTCGCTTTGCGCGACGATGACATTTTTTGGCTCGAATGTTGTAAAGCGTGGCTCCGGCCACTTGTCCACTTGCTGAAAGAACCGCCGCATGTCGTTATAAAACGCAGGATAGACTGGCCCTTTATTACCACCGTAATGTAAAGCAAATGATGGGTGGTGAACTGGATAATACCAGAGATCCTTACCAGCGATATTGACTGGAAACTTGAGACCGTGCATGCCTGATATCTGCATTGGCGTCCCGCGCGCAAAATGCCGTAATGGCGTTCCACCAATTCCGACAATGGCACGCAACGGCAATTTCGCTATGTCATCTGACAAATAGGTCGAGCAAGCGTATGCTTCCTGTGGTGTTGGGTCGCGGTTCTTATCGGGCCGACAGCGCACGATGTTCTGATAAGCGATGCGATCCCGCATGCGGCCGGGTATCGCATCCCTCAACATTTTGCCGGATGGTCCAACGAATGCCGCGCCTTGCTTGTCTTCCTCCTCGCCTGGCGCCTCGCCGAGCATGAGAATGTCAGCGTCGGCAGCGCCGGAGATCGGCATTTGGCGCGTCATAATGCGTGGCCAGACTTCGCGTAATGTGCAGTACTGGCAGCCAAGCTCGTTCAAGTTGATGATATTGCTTTTCTTGGCCTTTGGCGCTTCAGGCTGGATAACTGCGCGTTTTTTGACTTTTTCCTTGGCTTCAGCGTCGGCGACAAAGAACCCCATGGCATTGCCCTCGCAAATCGAGCCGCCAGCATGGCTAGCCTTCGCCAGGACAGCTTGTGGCTATGGAGCCGCTACCCTTGTAGCGGCTCGGCTGAGCGGCTGTCCTGAGCCAACCTGGCGGCAAAGCCTTATACCGCGAAGGCTTAGGATCGGCCGGCTAGCAGATAATGAAATGATTGGTCAGCGCTGCGGAACACAAGCATCGACTTGTGCATGTTGTCGAGCAGCATTTCGTCACAGTTCTGCAAAGCTTTGCCAAGCTTGACCGCATCTACCATGACTTCGGTGGGGGTTGGCACCGTGACATTCTCGAGCAAATACATTTCTTCGCTCGAAGCGCGGTTCTCAGTGAACTCGAGCGTGATCTGATTGTCAGCCGCACGCACGACAACTGAGCAATGTTCGCGATTCTCGGTCAATGCGGTGGCACGCTTAACGAACGATGCTATGCGATCCTTCGGCAGCTTGGCCACTTTGTCTGCTTCAAAATTACGAGAACAGATTTCGTAGAGGTCATGCTGCAATGGCGGTACTGGATGCACAACCGCGCGCATAGAGAGGTCGCTGTAGTAAATGGCATTCTCCTGAAACACCATCCTGCCACCTTCACGGGATGCCAGCATTGACAGCAACTGTGCATCCTGCGGCTTTACCGTTGTAATGCCGGATTGCAGCGCTCCTTCCTCAATCGGCATGCTAGCGCAAGCAACCGATACATTGTCGCTTGAGATGCAGAACGCTTTCTCAACGTCCTCGAGCATAATCATGCCGTGCAGACCAATGCTCTCAAGTGCTGAGTTGCTGCAGGCCAGACTGCCGAGATCAAGCGTCTTGACCAACTGCTTTGAGACCGTCAGTCCTTGATTGCTTGGCACACGCGGCAGCATCTCAACATCTTTTGGTTCGGTGACAGCCAGCTTACCATGCGCTGCGCCACACTCCCACGATAGCACAGTCCCCTCGTACTGAAATTCGATTTCCTGATTGGAGCTGGTGCGCAGCGAACGAACAAGTGGAAACAGCAAGCCAAAGTCGATCGAGAATGGTTCGGGAATACCAAGCGAGTACATCGCATCAATGCTGGCTCGGGCTGAGCGACCTTTGATCCTGTTCTGCGTTATGAACAGGCGACGATAATCAGTAGCAAGCGAGTTGGTATCACAGACAAACTGGAAAGGCTCGAGCACGTCATTCAAGGTCGCTATATTCACTCTCTGGCACTCCCATAAGTTCAAAGCCGTGTCGGACTTTGGCGTTATCAACGCCACCAAGGTATGCGTATGTCAGTAATACATACGGGTAGTTTGTCGCTTTATAAACCGTTGTGAAATCGTCCGACATCCACGATGCCAGATAGATTTTCAACTCATCCACTTTGATGGCTGGTTTATCAACATGGCGACCATCGGTGACCAAGCCAGAGCGAACGATCTTTCGTGGGTATGACACTGCTTCGTCAGCCAGATGATAGTAGTAGAGCAAACTGAGGAACATGCGTGGGAGGTGATCGCGGATATTGCGCTTGAGGAAATCCTCAAAGTTGATGCCGTGCTTCGCCATCAACTTCGTTATGACTTCGCGTTCTTCCCCCTCGATGTTTGCTATGTCTCGGTAGCCCTTTCGGTGCAGGCCATCGTTGCGCATCGTGATGGCAGCCCGCCGGCCTTCATGATGAATATACAGCAGTGCACCGCGCCCCGGCTGTTTGGCCCACGTTGAACTGTCAACTGAATACCATGGATAGGTTTTCAGTGAGTTCGGTTTAGTGTCACCAAGCGCATGCACCTTCAAATACGGCATACCACCCATGTTGACGAGACTGTTCCAAATCATGTCATACCATGCCGCTTCTTTGGCTGGTGACATGAGCGTTGACGCTCCAGCTAGCGCAATGTAGTCAGCGCCGTCATCGAGCATTTGATGCAGCCACTTGATATCCTCGCCCTGGTGGTAAACTGGAATTGGACGCAGGCCGCGATTGCGCAGATAGAGGTAATGCTGACGACTTATTTTCGCTGCGGCTTCTCGATCCGATGGAACGATCTTATCTAAATTGATGTAAGCCTCGGTATACTTGCCATAGCGTTCGAGAAACTCAGCATACCGTTCTACCGATATCTCTTTAACTTGCTTTGGCTTGTCGCTCTCTCGCCGATACAAACCGAGGTAGACACGGCAGAACGTGGACAT